CTGGAGCTGCTACCGGTTCAACGGCAGGAGCTACTGGTTCGGTAGTGTTGTCCATCTTGTCTCCTTCATTTGGGTTTGTTGTCTCTGTAACTGTTTCAGTTTCAGAATCCTCTGATGCGGCTACCTCGGAAACGCGTGCAGATCGCACGGCCGGTTCAGTAACCAAAGCGACAGCTGTGAGCTGTCCATTAAGCACCTTCATGGTGCCATCCTTTTGCATTTCGTAATTGTCCACAGCCAATTCAATTGAGAATCCATCGCGTAAGCCTTCCATCGCCTCGGTCAATGCATCTGTGCCAGCTGTTGTATTTGCAATCTTAAATGTTGCTGTCATTTCTTTGTCGTTTACAGACATGGCAACGCTGCGACCAATTCTGCGTGTATTGTCATGCTCAAGGTTTAAGAAAACATCATTTGGCTGGATTGATCCGCGAGCAAAAACAACCTTGCCAGTTGATGCATTTGCGTGTTCATTAAAAGCAACAATGCGGCCCGTGATTGTGCGTGAATCGGAATCAGCTGCTGTTATTTGCATTGGTGTTGTCAGCTTCATGAGATCATGTCCTCCATTTGTCTAATTTCACCGGTGGTAATCGCCCCGATGTCAAATAAAATCTTGTAAATTTCTGCACGTTCTTTTTCTGATCCGCGCAAATACGCCTTCAAATCAAATTCAACGCGCTGTGTTGATGGCGTAAAATCTGGCATAGATAAACGGCTGGCAATGCTGTTCATCAACGGCAAAAGCGAAAAGTCTAACAAAGTTTGACGCGCCGTTTGGGCGTTTGCATAGGTCATGGATGATCCAGTCGGCGCATCAATAAAGTAAGCCGGAATACCCACGGCACGAGCTAGTTCGGTGGCAATGATTTCGCGTGCAGCATTAAGGCCGATTTGCTCTGGAGAAAATCCAACTGTTGTCAATTCAACATCGGCATTAAGAAACGCGGTGCCGCGATTTCTACGAGCTGCGCCCCATGCATCCAAAAGTTTTGCAATGCGATCCGCTGGCAATGCTGTGCCGTTTGACTTTAAAACCATTGATGGAACAGGCTCTTTTGCGTACATTGCAGCTGCTCGCTCAAGTTCTGCACCGGCACGAATTGTGCGACCTGCGCGATTTAACAAACCTTCATCGTTGCCGTAAAACACCACGAGTGATCCCACGCCAGTCATTGGCACACGCGATCCATCGACTGTGTAATACTCAATTTGAGTGCCAATTGAGTTTAAGAAAACGCCAACACGATTTGGAGCAACGCGCCACATTTGGCGAACACGGCCGGTATCAGCGAATAGATCAATGATTTGGAAATAGCTAAATCCTGTGAATAACAAATCCTCAGCTGCCCAACACCAAGAAACGGCTCCTGGCACCCGTTTGTCCGGATCAGAAATTACAACAGGTTGATCAATAATTGCACCTGTGTCTTTGTCGCGTGTAATCAAAGGAATCGTGGCGATTGAATTGCAAATCATGTTGCGTGCGCGAGCAATTGCCGGCACACTCATTGCTTCCTCGCGGGTTGCAAGATAATCCGCTCCACCAAATGGGAAAAATGCATCCAGCGTTGGAGCTGGCCCAATTTGTGCAGCTACATCAGCACCGCGAGTTATCGCGACACTTTCAATGGTGCGCTTTCGATCAAATAATCCCATGCACCCATTTTCTCAAAATGTCAAGCATCAACCCACCAAAATGTCGATTTCCGTTTCTGGGCGTGTCGCAAAGTGTGTACAAAGTGCAGCGGCCACGGCGGCTGCCACGGCCGTACCGCTGGCACGCCTTCCTATAACCCATCCGCCATCACCGCGCCTCAATTGCACAGCTGAAAGAATTTGCTCTGTCAGCTTTGATTGGTTTCGATGTTTTAACCTACCGCTGTTAATCGCGCCCAAAAGCTCATCGCACGCTTGAGGATAATCGGCATCCATGTCATGAATCGGGATACCGGCCGGCTGCATACGCGATGCAACAGCTCCGGATGTGCGCCGGCTATAAAGCAAATACTCGATTGGGTACTTTCGACAATAAGAGGCTGCATCATTGGCAATTGCCCGATCATCGAGCTGGATTGTGTTTTCCCATGTATGTAACAGCTTTACGACAAATGACTCTGAACCAAGTTTTTGAGCTGCGACCAATGCAGCATTTTTTCTGTCCGGTGAAATGTCAATCGCCATCCATGTGAGCTTGTCCTCATCCAGATCGATTGACTCATCGCCACACTCTTGCCACTCTTTGGCTCCGACTACGCTGGAAATTGTTTGAACCCATCTGTTCAAAACCTCGGTCATAATCACATCCGGTGGATCATTGAAAACGGCTCGGATGTTGTCCGGGTGAATAGTGATGCCCAAACCCGGATTGGCAAAAGCTGCATTTTCCAATGAAATTTCATCAGTCGGTGCCGACCACTCAAAATAGCCCACATCATCAACCGCACCACTAGCTGCGGCCAATCCTCTTTCACGCAATTGGTTGAGCACCATTGAGTGAGAATCACCGGCCGAACTGAAACAATTGACCTGTGGATTTTTGGCAGCCATCAATGTGTATCGCATAGCCGCAAAAGTTTCCATGTCGTGCAGCTCTCGAATTTCATCCATGTGTATGGTTTCCGGTTTTGACAATCCACGGGCTGCCGATCCACCAGCTTTGATAATGAATCGATTGCCTTTAAGCGTTTGAATTTCTTCGGCTCCATGTTGCCAGCGGATTCGCTTTACCTGATTGGCCAGATCAGCATTTTCCTCGATGATCTGCACAATGGCTCGAAATTGCTCCAGCGATGTGACCAACCGGTGAGCTGTGGAAACCTGCAACGATTCATCCCAATGGAAAAGACCCATCATGATCCGCGCCATCATGTAGGTACTTTTTCCATTTTGCCGAGCAACTGTGGCAACCGAAATTGGATGGTGGTATCTACCATCAGCCTTGATTTTCAAACTGTGCTCGGCCAGCCATTTTTGCCACGGCATAAATCCGCCCGGGATGATCTGCTCAGCAAAATCAATCAATTCAAAGCCACGCGATGGCAAATCATTGAGCGGTGAGTGGATTCGTGGAGCTGTTACCGGCAAAAAAACCGATGTGAGCCGATCTGAGCCTGTTTCAGCCGTAGGTTTATCAATGATGACCTGATCATCACTAATCATGACTTATCGACTCGTTTTGGGGTATAAACATCCCATGGAGAGTCGGGGGTGTCCCGTCCGTTTCAAAAAAACGACCACCTTTGACCAAATTGCACTTTTGACACAATTGCCTCAAATTCCACAATTCATCGCTCCCGTTCAATCGCTTAGGTATCACATGATCGATGTGCATCTGGCCTTCGGTTTGCCCACACATCTGGCAACATCCATCACGCTTGAGCACCATCTCTCTAATCTTACGCCAACGAGCTGTGCTGCCACCTTTCCAATTGCGTGACATCAATGCCACCCATGCTTTCGCCAATGTGCCAAGGCACCATTGCAAATCCTGCCTTGATAACGATGGTCGATGTATCGCAATGTCCAATCAATCATGCGAAAGCCATCAAGGTTTTGATACTTAGGATTACGCATTTGACCAAGCCCAAAGTGATTGCCATTAGGATTGATTGCCTCTACACGCCAATTTGACTCGCGTTGAATCAAATCGTGAAAACATTGGAATTCTTTGTAATTTACAATCCTTGAGTGTGCATACAGTTTAAGAGAATCAATTGATGGTTTAACTTCTTTTGCAGCTGTTGCCGGTGTCGTGCCAACAATACATAGCACGGCCAATAGCACCATACTTCGCGCCCGAGCTATCCGGCACACCGGCTCGTCTGCGAGTCTGGAGCGTACCAACGTTGTCAAATACCGAGCGTGATCTTGGGCGATTCCAACAGGTTTCGCACACCTGTGGACAAATCCTGTGGATAACTTATTCATAATGACATCTCCTCAATCCGAGCATCATCAACGATCTTGATGCCAAATGTGCCACAGCTCATGCATTGTGCAAACCACTCATGCTCTGTTAATTCAGCACCTTTCTTAAGTCCATGGCGTTGCTTTGGCTTTCCATACAGCTTTGAGCAGATCGAACAATCAAATTGAAGGATGTGCATAATTGCTCCTTTGTAAAGTCTCAATGGGTTGGAGATTGATTTGTGGCACACTCCAATTGTTTTGTGATGCGTTGCGATAGCGTGGCTTCTTAGCTACGGCTACCGGCATCCAGCCAACAATGTGCATCTTAGGTGCATTACCTGTGACCAGCACAGCAATGTCCCGATCATGTCGATCTGATTCTTGAATCCATAAATTGCTGGCCGGATTGGCTGACCATTTGACTTCAATGTGCTCGCCGACATCGGCTTTTGATTTATCCCATGTGATGCCCGGTGTGTACTCATAACCCAATCGCTTCGCCACTACTAGCTCAGCCAGCATTGATTCGCCCATCTGTGCCACATACTCAAACCATGACAGGTTTTTTACAATGCGTGAGCTGTGATCAGCAGATCGATCATGGCAATGTTGAATTGCTGCCAACATACATTGCACTTCCTCAATGCGATCTATCATCGGCAATCACCACAAAACCAAATGATGTTGTCTTGTTTGTCATAGCCTTTTTGGTAGCCAAAATGATCTAATCGCCTCAGCTGTGAGCACTTGTCGCATTGCTCAATTTTGTATTCCTCAACGATTTCGCCATTGCACATCAACCTGGCTTTCATCTCTTGTGGATACATGATCTCAACAAAGTCGCTCATGATCACACCTGCGGCTTAAATGTGCCATCGCTTGTAAGCACATACCATGTTGGCTTGCATTGCTTTTCTTTGATTTTTTCTGTGCAAAAGTAACCAGCCCACGGCTTTGGTGCTTCCGGTTTGCTTTGATTCCAACGCATTGATCCATGTGCGCACATTGGCACACCATTGACAGCCCAACCAGTTGGCCCAACAGCTGATGACCCAAATGATGGTGTACCGGATTGCTCAGCTTCTCCGGCTGTTTGATAGCTCGGCACATCGCCGTGCTTTGTTGTCCAATAGTCGTAATCAGCTGCCGGTGTTTCACTCTTGACCAATGCCATGACCTCTTTGGTTGCCTTTTCTGTGTTGCCCATAACCAAGGCCATCACTCGCATCAAAGCTGATGTCACAGAATCCTCAACCATCCATCTCTTCATTTTGTCCGGATAAGCTGCTAGATAGCCGTATGCATAATCAATCCCGGCCGGCTCTGTTTCTTCTTGATTGCGCCATGCTTTGGCTTGCACTAACACATAGCCTTTTTCAGCATTGAATTCGATGATGTGTGATTCCAACCTACCTTGCGGAAATGTGGCAATCCAGCGGTCTGTGCGCTCTTTGTTGCCTTCATACCCATCCATAAAAGAAGCCATTATTTGGCCTTCCGCTCAGCTGATACCGCATGGCGTGCTACGGCCCGGCCTCTTGTATAGCCTTGTCGTTCGCCTTCTTTAAAACCTACTGAATAGGCCATGACAGCCCATAAAGCCCCACCGATCAAACACATGATGACAATTGATGCTTCGTTCATTTTGTTGCTCCCGATTCTGGGAGCTGCGTATCAGCTCCCGAAATAAAGAGTGACAGGCAAAACCGACAAGTTCAACAATCACGCTCAAATCGCGGCGTGTCGCTACTTCTTTTGTTCAATGAGCTGTGTGTACAGATAATCCAAACGAGCCTCGATGCGTGAAATCTGATCCTTCATACTCGATCCCGAATTGGGTGAAAGTTCGCTCATGACCGCCTTGATGATAATTCTCATTGACGAATAGACAGCTGCCAATGTTGTCAGTACAAGTCCACCAACAGCTGTCCACTCGCCCACACTCACTTTTTGATGCCTAAAGCGTGATCGTTAGGATTTGCCCAACGAGCTAAAACCGGCACGATTCCAGCGATCAGGCCCATGGCCAAATCTTTTGGATTGGTGTTTCCGGTCATGTAAACGGCCAGACATCCTGCCACCGCGCTACGCACCCATGATGCCGCCGCTGCCTTTAATTGCTCCATTATTTTTCTCCTTTTGGTCGATCCGGCAAATCACCGGAAAACGCGCCATAAGTTGGTCGGCCGTAGCCTACAACAAATGACCTTGCTCCCAAAGTTCTTGATTTCACCATGACTTCGCCGCCATTGCGCTGATCACCTTTACCGGATGTGTTGCCTTCAATCGTCACGATCTGTTTGTCAGATACTCGAATTACCAATCCGATGTGATTGATGATGGTTTTGTCATCTACGACAAAATCAAAGAAAACGAGATCACCAATCTTTGGCTCCGTGTGCCATCGCTTCATCTTTTTAAAAGCATCGGCACCTGCTCGAGTGCTTACGACATTTGGCAAATCGACACCGGCTTGATCAGCACACCAATTGATAAAAGATCCACACCACGGCAGCTTGTCGGCCTTCATGTGCTTGCCATACTTTGTCTCATTGTTGCCAGTTTCAGCTGTGCCAACCTCAGCGAGCGCAACCTGAATCAATCGAGGCAATGTGCCTTGAGGAAAATTACTCAATTGGAATTACCGGCACAATCCATTGGCAAGTTTCCTCATTAAAACCAATAGCATCTTCTGGTTCTGGAGCAATAAAAGCATCGCGATCCTCATCGTATGTGTAACCGATGCCAGCAAAATTTTTGCGGATTGTTGCGTTGTATGAGGTTTTAATCCAGACACCGCCAAGGCTTTTCATAAATGATTCACCTTCGTCAGCTTCATCATTGTTGCCAACCAAAACTCTAATCACAACATTGTTATCATCAATTTCTGCAAAATGTGCCATTATTTGCTTTCCTTTTCACCGTGAAATGTTCCCGTATTTACTAATTTGACTTTACGTTTAATGATTGAATTTTTTTATGCAAGGTAACGAATCACAACAAGACCGGAACCGCCGTTACCAGCAGCAACAACATTCCAAACACCACCGCCGCCGCCGCCAGTATTAGCAGTTCCTGAAGTTGCAGCACTATCGTAACCACCGTTACCGCCGCCGCCTGAGCCGCCGTTTCCTGGAGTTGGGTTTCCACCACCACCACCGCCGCCAGCATAATAACCGCTGACACCTGTTGAAGTAATAGTTGCCAAAGAAGATAGAGAATTGGAACCAGCACCGCCAGTTAATGCAACGCCAGCAGCACCAGCACCGCCGCCGCCGCCAGCTTCGCGTGGGGGATCATTTATTTTTGACTTGCCGCCTGCGTATCCTTGTGTTGGTGATGCGGCTGCACCACCATTATTATCGTATGCACCACCGCCGCCGCCAGAACCGCCTGCGCCACCAACATCATCTAGGCCACCACCAAAGCCGCCACCACTTGCAGTAATTGTTGAAAAAACTGAATCTGCACCTACCGTACCCGGATCACCAGCATTAACGGCAGCAGCGCCACCAGCGCCAATGGTAACTGTGTATCCAGTTGATCCCGTCAAACTTAAAGCAGAACCAGCGGCAGCACCACCACCTTGTGTAGCCAAACTTGTTCTGTAACCGCCTGCACCGCCACCTGCACCGCCTTGTTTTCCACCGCCACCGCCACCTGCTAAAACAAAGTAATCAACAGTCAATGGCGCAAATGGCGTAAATGTTCCCGATGAGGTAAATGTGTGATACCAAAAGCCGCCCGATTTGACAGCTGTTCCACCACTAGCGCTGGGTTTTTCTCCAGCCGATGCCATAATTCCAAGAATAGGAGCCATTACACAACATCTCCAAAAACAATCCAAGAGTTTGCAGCTAGTTTGACACAGGTTGCACCTGAGTTGGCTGCACGCAATTTTGGTGTGGCACTTGTCGCACCTGTTGAAATTACTGTTGTGGTTCCGGGTGTGACAGCACCAATTGTTGGCTGACCGACACCGGTGATCCAAAAAACTGTTATTTCAGTTCCGATTGCAAAGTTGTATGTTGCATCGGTTGGAATAGAAAATTGCTTAGTTATCGCATTGTTCATGGAAAGGATGTTGCCTTGATCTCCATTTGCAAATGTGTAGTTGTCCGTTTTTGCTGAGTACGAAAACGATGGCGTTACGCTAGACCAAACAAAATCCATGTCTGTGTTTGAATTCTTGGCCAAGAATTGACCAGTTGTGCCACCTTTAAGATCGGCCAATGACGTATCAACCGCCTGACCAAATACCTCAAAATCGGCTGGCAAATCCGTGACCAAATCTGTGGCCGTGGGCATTTGCCAATTAAAATTGCTCGTTGGATTGCTCATGTTTTCTCCTTACGCCACATTTGTGGCATTGATCCAATCCAAAGTTGGATTGACTGTGTTCCATTGTTCTACCACCGGCACATCATTCCAACGCATGGCTTGCAATGAAAATGAAATCGGTGAAACTATCATCGAAACGCTGACCTGATTGTATCTTGCCGAAAATGTCCAGCCTTCAACGAAACCCAGATAATCGCCAGAATTCATGTTGAGTGGCAAATTTGCAATGTTCACCGGCATACCCATGAAAACGCCAATTAAGGCATCACGATCGGAATCATCAATTTCTGGGTTTGTCAGCTCGAATGTGATGTTGTTGAAATTAAATCTAGGAAAGGCTCTCAGCGACAAATAGAAATCGGCTTGATCCTCGGCATCGACTTTCTTTTGCAATGTCGTGCTGATGATCTGAGCCAATTGGCCATACAAAGCAATCGAGTCTGGATCGTCTGCCGATTCCTCAGCTGAGGATGTAGAGCCGTATTTAATTGTGATGGAATTTCGCACATCGCCTGTGCGTTTTTGAATACTCAATCCCGGTGCCAAAGCATCATTTGCGCTGAGATCAACATACCCATTGGCGGCTAAATAAACAGTTCGGTGTGTGCTGTCTGCATAACTGATTTGACCTTGTGCGTTTTCGTAAATGTAGCCAAGACCCGATGTTGCTAGAGCTGATACCAATGAATAGACATCGGTACGGAAGCTTGAGCGCGATGCCAATTCATAATTGCCCGGACGATCAATTTCACCCAATCCGCTGTTTTCAGCATCCTGCCATTGAGTTGTCGGGTCATAAGTAGCCCATGTCAAAGCACCTGGTACTTCTTGCCATTGGTCAAATAAAACCTCTTTTAAGATTTCAAAAATCTGATCGCCATCAAAGTCTTTTGCCAAAACTCCATTTGTCAAGGCTTTAGGCAAACGCGCCAAAGCACCCAATGCAATGATGTTTATTCGTTGTGCGTAATCAACCGATCCAATTTCAGCGATTGAAATACTTACATCTACAACCGATCCGCCAAAAATTGGCACAAATGCAGCTGTTGAATCTTGCAATTCAATGGTTATTTCCTGATTGATGTCAATCGTCACATTTGATTGATCAAGGTTAATAATTTCGAGATTTGTGTAGCCAGCCTGTGCTTGCTCGTAAATGTTTGTGCGACCGCTAGTGATGGTCAGATTTGCTAAAATGGCAGTTTGATACTGAACACCATTTATGGTCACACGCCAAACAGGATTAAAAATGCTCACGCGTTACCTACAAAATTGAGTGCACCACCCGTGCCACGATAGAAGCTGTTATTTACTAGATCATAAATTTGTCGAGCTGTTCTTTCTGGATCGATTGCACCATTAACATTGACTACAAGGCTTGGTTGTGCGTTGCCAGCTGGGCCAACAACAGGCCCAAAAACATCCGGATTTTTCATCCTGAACAACAATGCTTCTTGCTGTCTAAAATTGGCTTCCGCATCGCTAATCCCGGTTGCATCGATAACGCCTCTAACCATCTGGCCGTTGAAGTTAAAAAATGGATTGTCATCTCGCCGCTCTGCACCCATAAACTCATTGGCCATCGATCCCGATGTGAACATCCCGGCCTGTGTAATTCCGCCGGCTTTGAGGCCTTTGGCACCTGTGTCGCTTGCACCAAAGAAAAAGCGTGTGACTGGATTATCTTTGACAAAATTCACAAATTCTTTGATCTTATTGATTGTCTGCGTAATAAATCCGACAAGCCTTGAAAAACCTGTAACCAATCCAGCTACAATGTTACCAATGGCGTTCAATGCTAGTTTGAAGGCACCGCCTAAAATAGGAGCCAAAGTATCACGCACAAATTCAGCGATCAGTTTGAACAAATTAAGCAATGGTTTTAGTTCCTCGCTGTTTGCTGACACAGCATCTTTGATTTTGTTAAATGCACCTACTAAACCTTCAAAGACAGGCCGTACAATGGCCACAATGCCCGGAATGATCACATCAACAATAAATCCGTACCACGCTTTTATAATTGGCAAAAGATCATTGCGAATTATTTTGAAAATCTGGGCAAATGCTGGCCCCAATGTCTCGCCCAAATTCTTTGCAAAATCTGTGACGGCTGGAATTCCTTTATCTACAAAAGTGCTGACTAATGGTGTAAGTGCATCCAATACATAGGATCCGACAGTTTCCTTAGCTTCGTCAAATGCAACAGTTAGACGTGCCAATTTGCCTTGAAATGTGTCAGCTTGCTTTGATGCCTGACCTTCAAAAGTAGTTGCCAAAGCTGCTGCCGCTGCATCAAAATCTTTTGATTTGATGATCGAGTCATCGATGCCAACACCTAAACGCCTAAGTGCACCTAGATTGCCGTCATAAGCCTTGCCTAATGCCTCAGAAACAGCTGACAAATCCTTGCCTGTACCGGCTGCAATGTCCAAAGCCAAAGATTGCAATTGCTGTGCTTTGGTCACATCTTTTGTGGATCTGAGCAATCGATCGAGTGATGGCCTGAGCTGGTCATCCGTCACGCCATTGGCCAAAGCTGTTTGGGTGATGTAATCCTCTACGGCTGCAATCTGGTTTTTGGTAGCACCCGTGACATTTTCCAAAGTGGTTGCCAATTTAGCTTGTGCAGCTTCATCAGCAATTGCAGATTTCACACCATCAATGAGCAATTTGCCAGCATAGGCGGCAGCTGCGGCACCAGCTGCGGCAAATGCCAAACCAGCCTTTTTGCTAAAATCACCGATTTTGTTGCCAAAACCTTGAACCTCGGTTGATCCGGTATTGAGACTTTTCTTAAGCTGATCTACATCGCCAAGGATTGAGAGCTTGAGTGTTCTACTTTGACCAGCCATCACCACTCCTTCAAAATCTTAGAAAATGCAGCTTCCCATTGAGCGATGATGTGAGGTTGCTCAGCTCTCAATGTTGGATAAATAAAGTATCCTCGTGAACCTCGGCCTTCACGACCAGACCACACCGGAAATTGTTTGAATTTATTTGATCCAAATTCATAACCGCCCCAAAGTTGTTGGGTTGTAGCTCCACCGCTAAATTTCTGCGATACAAAACCAAATGACAATTCGCCAATCTTTGATGACTTGCTTACACGCGATCCATCAGCAACACGGCTGGCAGCTTTATTTGGTCGATTGCCTGCCGCGCTTTTGATTTTGGATTGCACATAAGTTGCCAACCCATTTGAAACGCCTTTGGCCTGAGAAACGGCTTGGTCATCCATAGCTTTAAAAGCTCCGAGGATACGGCGCAAATCCGCTTTGTCGTAAGCGATTGCCTCAGTTGCCATTTCTGATCCTCAGTATCTCGAAAGCGGTTAGTACATCCTCAGCTGTTTGAAACTCTGATCGTGACAATCCTGTGGTGATTGCTAATTCCCAAAGAATCCGGTTTATTGTTCCGGATTCGTAACTTTTGGGGTATCAGTTTCTCCCATGTTGATGTCAGTTACAGTTTCACACCACACCTCAAAAGGCTTAACAGTTTTGCCTGCTGCCTCTCGCTTCATGGCGTGATACGCCAAAAACATCAGATCAGCAATGCCCAATTTCTCAGATACTTGCTGAATTGTGTTTCCAGTTTTCTGTTCCCACTTCATCCACTCCGGTGGGAGCGCGGTATAGGTTGCGCTCTCACCGGTGGTGAATTCGATTGTAATTGCTAGTTTCATGCTCCCGATCTCCTTTTTATAGTGTTGGTGTGGTCACACAGGTAAATGCTAATGAAACAGTTTGTGCATCTGGTGCTGTGCCTCCAGCTGATGGAAAAATTGGCTGCACATCAAAATTGAACACCGATCCTGATGCAGCTGTAAAAACAACCGCCAAAGGTGTGTTTGGTGCTGTGTCTGCCGCTGTCCAAAGCGCGTTGCATAACGATCCTCCAGCTGGCCAATCTGCAAGCATTTCAACCGCAAATGTGCCTTGAGTATCTGTTGTGTAATACGCCTTGCCATCGAGTGTCTGGTAAGTGTTGATTGTTGAATCAATCGTTAAAATTGCTGATGTGGCCTGAGCATCATACGAATCACCATCAATGGTAAATGTGATGTCTCTGCCGGTCACGATTGTTGTTGGCATGATTTCTCCTTAGTTGGTGTAGTAGGTGCTTACTTGTAAATCGGCTGTAAGGTATTTACCTGCACCGACTTCCAATGGTTGTGGTTGATTGACATTGCCGACTTCATAACCTGACGGCATTGCGCTGATGATGTTAATCATCAATGTTTCGAGGTTGTCCAAAGCTGCGGCATTGTTAGCGTAAGCAACAACCCCAGTCACAGTCAGATTGATCTTGACTTTTGTGGTTGATCCATTGATTAAAACGCTTTCCAGATAAGGTGCATCCGGGATCAAACAAATGCTTGGAGATGTCATTGTCTCTGGAATTCCGTTGTACACATTGGCAGCAATGCCTGAAAGTGCGGTTTTTAAAGGTGTGCGGATGGCTGATTCAATACTCATTGGCACATCGTTTCAACATCGATGAACGGGCCTAAAAGCCCGATAACTCTGTTGCTGAGACTCCGGCCTAAAACGAACGGGCTCGGCTGAAAATTGTCTGACATAATCTGGTTTCCGGGAGCTGTGATGCTTTGAAAAATCTCAACCGATACAACCAAAATTGCGTTTTCGACTGGTGGTGTGTTTGCGTACAGCTGTGCGGCTGACCCACCGGATAAGGTCGCAAATGCCGCCGGAATAAACGGCAATGGGTATGTTCGATCAGCCGCCGCTGTTGCCGCTGTAAATGTGTATGGCTCAATCCGATCATCGGTGACTGTATAGGTCGCGTTGTAGGTTCCGGCCCCGGTTACAACAACAGATTGACCCGGCACAAAATAGTTTGGCCGCATTGTGGTGAAATAAATGACGGAATCACTCACATTGGCAAAAGTCACCGATGATTGGTATTGCGTAAGTAAAGGCAAAATCGTTTGCTCAGCCGAATCAATTATTTGATCAAGCTGTGCATCAGAATACAAAGAAACCGAGACACCAAGAATAGACCTCAGCTGTGAGGCTGTGACAATTGCTGGCATCTCGGTTCCTTTCGTGTCAGTAGCGTTCGGGAGCGACCGCTACCGATAGTGATTTATGGGAGGTTGTTGAATTGTGCACCATTTGGAACTTTGGCAGCTAATGCGCCGTATCCGTAGTACAGAATGTCAATTGTTCCATCGCTGTTGATGTTGCTGCGTAGCGTAAAGCGTGGAGATTCATACCATGTGTAAGAATCTGGGTTCACAACGACCATTGAAGAATCACCATCGGCTGTTGTTGTACCAGCGTTACCAAATGAGCGTGAAACATAAAGGTTAAGACCCGGTGAAACTACACCGCGCAATGAATCTCCTCGAACATTTCCTGCCTGATTGCTAGGTTGTGCGGCATTGTATAGCGGTGTGCCATTGTCGTTGTATCCCATGATGTTTCCCCATTGTGTTGGTGAAACGATCAATGAGCGAGCAAATCCAAGTGATGCGCCATAAACATTTGCGGCTGCCTTTGATGTGTATCCAAGGAATCCGGTTGCTGAATTTGCTGATTGTGCTGTCACAGTAGTAACCGCCGCTTGCATTGTTGCAAGTGCATACTCATCAGTCTCTTTTGCATAAGCAAATTCAAGATTCTGGAGGAGAGCTGTTAGGTACTCTGGCCGGCTTCGGTCAATGAGTTCTACTGTGGAAATTGCACGGCCTTTGAAAGGCTGAACAGAAACGGATAGAAAGGTTGCAGATAGTGATGATTCTGTAATTGCCGCATTTTCGTTGATTGGCAATACAGTTGGTACCTCTGTTACTTTTGGCAACTCAAATGTCATGCCTTCTGCTACTAGAGTTTCGCGGCTGATGCCATCGATTGTGCCACGATCTGCATTTGCAAGTGCGTTGATCACCTGTGTGCTTTGTGGTGTTGGAATCATGCCGGGTGCGGTTGATGTTGTGTTATCAGCTGCCTTTACATACTGGCGTGAATCCTCATCATGCAAAACGCTCGCGCGTAGGTAGTGCTCAAGGTATGAAACCTTGTCCACAATTGGTGAGCGTGGTGCTGTGTAGTAAGCCGGGCGTGATGCCTGTACAGGTGCGACTTCTGGAGCTGCTACCGGTTCAACGGCAGGAGCTACTGGTTCGGTAGTGTTGTCCATCTTGTCTCCTTCATTTGGGTTTGTTGTCTCTGTAACTGTTTCAGTTTCAGAATCCTCTGATGCGGCTACTTCGGAAACGCGTGCAGATCGCACGGCTGGTTCAGTAACCAAAGCGACAGCTGTGAGCTGTCCATTGAGCACCTTCATGGTGCCATCCTTTTGCATTTCGTAATTGTCCACAGCCAACTCAATTGAAAATCCATCGCGTAAGCCTTCCATTGCCTCTGTTAGAGCATCGGTTCCAGCTGTGGTGTTAGCAATTTTGAAAGTCGCTGTCATTTCCTTGTCGTTCACACTCATGGCAATGCTTTTGCCAATTCTGCGTGTGTTGTCGTGTTCAAGATTTAAGAAAACATCATTTGGCTGGATTGATCCACGAGCAAAAACGACTTTGCCGGTCGATGCATTTGCGTGCTCATTGAAAGCAACAATGCGACCGGTGATTGTGCGTGAATCGGAATCAGCTGCCGTGATTTGCATTGGTGTTGTCAGCTTCATGAGATCATGTCCTCCATTTGTCTAATTTCATCGGTGGTGATCGCCCCGATGTCAAATAAAATCTTGTAAATTTCTGCACGCTCTTTTTCTGATCCGCGCAAGTACGCTTTGAGATCAAATTCAACGCGCTGTGTTGATGGCGTAAAATCTGGCATCGATAAACGGCTGGCAATGCTGTTCATTAACGGCAAAAGCGAAAAGTCCAACAAAGTTTGACGCGCCGTTTGGGCGTTTGCATAGGTCATGGATGATCCAGTCGGCGCATCAATAAAGTAGGCCGGGATTCCCACGGCTCGTGCTAATTCGGTTGCAATGATTTCCCGTGCAGCATTCAAGCCGATTTGCTCTGGAGAAAATCCAACTGTTGTCAATTCAACATCGGCATTAAGAAACGCGGTGCCGCGATTTCTACGAGCTGCGCCCCACGCATCCAAAAGTTTTGCAATGCGATCAGCTGGTAATGCTGTGCCATTCGATTTCAAAACCATCGATGGCACAGGCTCTTTTGCGTACATTGCAGCTGCTCGCTCGAGCTCTGCACCAGCACGGATTGTGCGACCAGCGCGATTTAATAAACCTTCATCGTTGCCGTAGAAAACGACAAGTGATCCAACACCAGTCATTGGCACACGAGATCCATCGACTGTGTAGTACTCAATTTGCGTGCCGATTGAGTTTAAGAAAACACCAACGCGATTTGGAGCAACGCGCCACATTTGACGAACACGGCCTGTGTCTGCAAACAAATCAATAATTTGAAAATACGAAAATCCAGTAAACAACAAATCCTCTGCTGCCCAACACCAAGAAACGGCTCCTGGTACTCGCTTGTCCGGATCGGAAATCACAACAGGTTGATCAATAATTTGACCGGTTGTTTTGTCTCGTGTGATCAGCGGAATTGTGGCAATTGAATTGCAAATCATGTTTCGTGCGCGAGCAATTGCCGGCACACTCATTGCTTCCTCACGGGTTGCAAGATAATCAGCTCCACCAAATGGGAAAAATGCATCCAGCGTTGGAGCTGGCCCAATTTGTGCAGCTACATCAGCACCGCGGTCAATAACCACAGTTTCAATGGTGCGCTTTCGATCAAATAATCCCATGGGACGATTTTCTCAAAATGTCAAGCATCAACCCACTAAAATGTCGATTTCGGTTTCTGGGCGTGTCGCAAAGTGTGTGACCAATGCTGATGCTACGGCTGCACAAACGGCTGTACCGCTGGCACGCCTTCCAATAACCCAACCACCATCACCGCGCCTTAATTGCACAGCTGAAAGAATCTGCTCCGTGAGCAACGCTTGATTTCTGTGCTTGAGTCTGTGGCTATTGATTGCTCCCAAAAGTTCGTCACAACTTTGTGGATAATCGCTGTCCATGTCATGAATCGGGATACCGGCCGGCTGCATACGAGCTGCAACCGCACCGCTTGTGCGCCTTGAGTAAAGCAAATACTCAATTGGGTACTTTCGGCAATAAGAGGCTGCATCATTGGCAATCGCCCGATCATCAAGCTGGATTGTGTTTTCCCATGTGTGTAACAGCTTCACGACAAATGACTCCGAGCCGAGCTTTTGAGCGGCAACCAATGCAGCGTGTTTTCTGTCCGGTGAAATGTCGATGGCCATCCATGTGAGCTTGTCCTCATCCAGATCAATTGTTTCATCGCCACACTCTTGCCATTCTTTGGCTCCCACCACGCTGGAAATTGTCTGCACCCAACGATTCAAAACCTCAGTCATCACGACATCTGGAGGATCATTGAAAACCGCTCGGATGTTATCCGGGTGAATCGTGATGTTGAGGCCCGGATTTGCAAAAGCTGCATTTTCCAATGAAATCTCATCAGTCGGTGCTGACCACTCAAAATAGCCCACATCATCGGCTGCACCACTAGCTGCGGCCAATCCTCTTTCGCGCAATTGATTCAAAACCATTGAGTGCGAATCACCCGCTGAAGAAAAGCAATTGACCTGCGGATTTTTCGCCGCCATCAAGGTGTACCGCATAGCTGCAAAAGTTTCCATGTCGTGCAGCTCTCGAATTTCATCCATGTGAATGGTTTCCGGCTTTGACAATCCACGCGCAGCCGATCCACCAGCTTTGATGATGAATCGATTGCCTTTGAGCGTTTGAATTTCCTCGGCTCCATGTTGCCAGCGGATTCGCTTTACTTGATTGGCCAAGTCGGCATTTTCCTCGATGATCTGCACAATGGCTCGAAATTGCTCCAGCGATGTGACCAGCCGGTGAGCTGTGGAAACTTGCAGCGATTCATCCCAATGGAAAAGACCCATCATGATTCTGGCCATCATGTAAGTGCTCTTGCCATTTTGCCGGGCAACGCTGGCCACAGTTACAGGATGGAAATACCGGCCATCTGGCTTTATCTTGAGTGAGTGCTCGGCCAGCCACTTTTGCCACGGCATAAAGCCGCCCGGGATGATCTGCTCAGCGAAATCAATCAATTCAAAGCCGCGT